TTACGCCGGAGATGTCATAAGCCACTCTCTCAACGGATTCTCCGAAGGTTAAAGTTGGCTCAAATCTCAAATTTGCGATTGCCTTTGCAACAAGCACCTTTTGGAATACTTCTTGATAGGCATTATCGAACTGCGGTTTATAATTTGTTAAACTCATTTTTTAGGGTTCCATCCTTCCGTCCTTTAGTTTATAATTTCATCTTTTGCATCATTTCTTTGTTGTATTTCGCCTTCAATTCTGGGTCTGCCATAATTTTGTTGAAATACTCTGTGTCGTTATTGGCCTTATCAAAATCAATATCTGATATTTCCTTATTACCACCAGCGGCTCTTGCGGCATCTATCGCTTTTTTATTTGGCAATAAATGTCCGTAAGCACCTTCAAGAATCTGAGCAAAAGTTTTAGTGGCATTGGTCGGGTCAAAGGCGAGGGCTTTAATAACCTCTTTTTGGACTATGCCTTTATATTCAGGCATTGCATCCAGCACTTTTTGATAGTGCTCGTCAAAGGCCTTATCCTTTTTTTCTTTGGCGTCCTTTTCTTCCATTGGCTTAATCTTTGACGACATCTTCTCTTCAACTTCTGCCTCTACTTGAGCTTTTATTGACTTTGCGAATTTATCTAAAAATTCTGGGTCAACGTTGTGCTCTTCGGCAATTTTCTTCAAATCTTCGGCCACCTCTTTTTTGGTAGCACCCGATTCTATGGACTCTCGAAGTTCTTTTAGCTCCTTCTTCAAGTCCTTGCTTAAATTTTTATATTCAAGCAAAGCAGCTTCGGGAACCATCTTAACTTCTTTTTTATCTTCCTTTTTACCGCCCAATAAATCGCCGACTGTGGCATTCTTTTTAGCTTCTTCCTCAGCTTTCGCTTTGGCTTCTGCTGCGGTTTTTGCCTCCGCTTCTTCTTTAGCTTTTTTTTCCTGCTCTAAAGTGGCAGCGTCTTTGACTTCTTCTGTCATAGATTTAACCTTTTTTAGCGTTAGTGGCACTAACGGGGTATTATTGCCTTTCGGCCCGGCTCCCACACCGAAAAAAGTTTTAAGCCCTCCGGCTCTGATTTACACACCAGCTACTATTCCGTGCAGACGGAACACACGGAATAGAAGTTGACTTGTAAATCATTCACTTAAAATGTTCTTCAACTCTTCTCGGGCTAACTTCTTATTTTTTGTTGACCTTGTCAAAGTTCTCAATAAATTCAATCTTTCAGAAAGACGTGCAATTAAGGAAATTAACTCAATGTGCGAAACTTCTTTGTATTTATTGCAGATATTTTCAACTGCCGAAACAACATCAGAACCAAGATTTTGTATTAACTCTTTGCCCCCTTGCATTTTGGCAATTGCTTCAAGAGCTCCATATTTTCCAATATCTGCCTTGACTTCTTTAATTTTTTCTTCTTTTTCAGTTGACATTTTTGAGTATTTTATTTTTTAATGACTTTTTAAAACTTCTAAAAGAGCTTTTATCAAACTTTTCTTTAAACGTTTCCCTTAAAAGTTTTCTCAATTTCTTAACCTTCTTGCCTCGCATAATCTTTATGTTTTAAATTATTTTCTATGTCGTATTTTTTGTGGCAAGAAGAGCATAAACTAATATAATCTTCCAAAACTCGTCTATATTGATGGTCTATGTTAGCCCACTGAATTTGTTTGCCACTTCCATTTTTTCCACAAAAAGAACATTTCCTTGCTTTTCCTTTATATTTCTGAACCCAGTTGTGTAATGCCCTATAACCAACCTCATCGCCTTTCCAAATTCCGTTTTTTTCTGCCCTATGTCCGTCTCCAATGTTCTTTTTATTCTCTTCGGTCATATTTCTTTTTGCCAAACTCATTTTTTCTTTCGTTTCTTCGGACATTTTATATCCACCAATATATTTTATTCTCTGATAAATTCCTGATGGCATATTATTCTTTTTTTACTTCTGCTTCTGCTTGGACGTTTTCATCTGTCTTTAAAATCACGGCCAGACCAGTTTGTTTTGTAATTTCTTTTAATTCGTTCATATCTGATTCAATTTGTGCGTCCAATTCAGCTATTTTTTCATTGCCGACCTTTATAACAGACAAAGCTTTTTGATAAACATAAGCCGCTTGCAATGTCTCTTCGCTCAATTCTTTTACTTCAGGATGGAAGTGCAGAACATTTTGCATTGTTGCGTCTTCAATCCCGACTTTTGCGGCAATCTCTTTTCTTTGTTTTTTGTTGTATTGAATGTTGTATAAGAAATCGTTTAAGGTAAATTCAATTGAAAACCCTGATTTTTTGACTATGCTTTCCTTTAAATCCTCTTTTTTCTCTATTATTTTGTAAATTATTTTAGCCATTTTCTTTTAGTAGGGCGGGTTTAGTGTTAATATCAGTTGGCATCGCTCCGCCAGACGTTGCCCGCTGATTTAAAATGTTAATTAAATGATTGTTTAATGACCTTGTTTCATTAACCATTATTGTATTTGCAAGAGATTCAACATATTTTATCAAGGCCTGCTTCTGTGTATCGGTCATATCTTCTTCGTGGTCTTTCATATAGTCAACAAATCTCTGTTTGTAAGCATTATTTGCCGCCTTATTGGGCTTTATATCGTCTCCGTCAAGCAATGCCTCAATATCCCTCTCTGCTTCTGCCATAAGCTCAATGTTTCCGAATTCTGACAAGTCAGTGAGCTGTTTAATCTCTTCTTCGGTATAGCCAGCGATAACCGCCTCCATTTCCAAAGCTTTTTTAGGATTTAGGATTGCGTTATTTCTGTTTGCATTTAAGAATGCTAATTTTGCTGACTGCTTTTGAACCGATGACAACGTTTCAGCATTAGAAGCTTCAATTAAAACTGCGAAATCGTCATTTTTTCTAAAAATATCTCGCTTTGAAACTTCCTCTGTCTCAATCCCTTCCGGGCCGAGAATATCAACGGAAGTTTTTTTGGTTAAATGGTCTCTTACTCCAATTTCATACAATCTGGCAAACCTTGTATAGCCAAATGAATATGATTTATTCAAAAGTCCGAATCTATCTGCCTGTGCTTCTTGATTTCCTTCGTAAATCCCGACCTTTCCCTCTTCATCGGCCACCCCTTTGGCTCCGGCAGTTACTCCCGATGCCTTCTCTTGGATAGCTTCTAAAAGATTATAAACGCTGATAGGCGTAGTGATTGAAGGCGTCTGTAATAATTGCACTGCCCTGTTTGCGTCAAAGTCGCCTTTGGTCTTAATTATTCCGTCTCTGCGATATTTAAGCTCGGCCAAATTTTCAATGGCTCCAACATTTACAACTTTCATTGGCTTGTTGACCTGTTCTGCATTATCAAGCATTTGGTTAATGCTGACATTCTGGGCCATAAAGATTTCTCTGACATAATCGCAATAAGAAGGAGTCCAAAATTCTGTTAAATCTGGGAAAGCAGCCCAAGACCAATAAGGCCAAGCTCCTTTTGGAAAATCTTTTGTTGCACTGAATAAATCTGTTAAGAACTCAACCCTCAAACATCTCCCATTCTCTTGCATTAACAAATAATATCTCTCTGATTTCTTTGTTGTTGGGTCGTAATAAGTTGTGAACCATCGCCAAAACTTAAATTTGTTGTCTGATTGGAGCTCTTTGTCTCCGATTGTGCCCTGGTCGTTTGTTCTGTTTCTCTTGTTGGTTTGCTCTTGATTAGATTCGTTGTTGTTTCCTGTGCCTGCAAGAATTAAATCGGCTTCTTCTTTGATATAAATTCCGCTTTCAACTCCTGCCTCAATGTCTGCTCTTGATAAAATCACGCCATAATCTCCCATATTCATTGCTTGCTCTAAATCAATGCCTCCTCCGGCAGGGTCAATTAAATAGTCATAGACATCAGCATTATTCAAATGAGCTCGGTATCCGTTCTCTGAATCGGCATAGTAAGAATAAACAGCTCGGCCATAGATAATTCCTTGCTTCTTTCCGACCAAATCCTTAATATCCCAGCTATCACGCTGGCTATCGGTCTGCCTTAAAGCGTTTAATCTCTGAACTCTCCTTAATTGGGCTTCTTTTTTCTTTAAAAACTTAAATACAAGAGGATTATCAATTTTGGAAAGCAAAGTATGCACGAATTCCTGCATCCTTCCTAAATCAACGTTGGCCCGGGCTTCTGTCTGTGTAAGCTTTCGGCCGTAATATAAGGCCTCATTGATAGCCCAGTTACCTGTCTTTCCTTGTTTGTGTCGCCTGTCAAAAGCAATTTCTTTGGTTGACTGGGCGACTATTTTTTCTCTTGTTTCTTTTGAAATCATTGTTTTAAATTCCTATTGATGGATAGAGGGGTTTTTCCTCTTCAATCACTATTGATTGATTATTGTTGTTTTCTGGTTGGATTTTTTTAAGTTCCAACAACATTCGCATAATCATACAATCTCCGTAATCTGGCGACCTTCCCAATGCGTCTTTTACCTGATTTTTTGGAATAATCTGCTTTGGCTTGTCGTCTGAATCGGGATTTAACTCTTTAATTTGCTCTAATTCTTGCGTTAAATGCTCTTTGTATCGCTCAATGGTGGTATCTTCCAACTCGGTTATAATCTGTGGCCTAACGGCCATCAAATGATTATTTACCTTTTCAGCTAAGTGATAAGCACATTGAGTTTTTAAATTTCTATAATTTACTTTTTTGTCGTTTTCTTCCAATGGCTTTGAATTAGCTACAAATCCGTTCACTCCTTCTAATCCGTCAACCACTCCACCACCCACTCCGTCCTCATCAATTACTGCGTGGCTGTAAGGTATCCTTTCGTCAGCCAAAATTTCTTTAATTTTTGTTTTGGTTATTTCTGTTGATTGTTTGCGATAAACATATACCTTATAAATCTCAAATCCTTTCCAAAGTTTTACAACCGTTTTGTCTTCACCAAACCTTGCAATATCTGCTGTCAGCCATTTTTCCTTATCCTCATCAAGCGTATTGGTGAAAAGGTCAATTATGTTGTCATATTTTATAAGCACGCCTTCTGTATCGTCATACTCCCACCTTCCATAAAGCAATCTTTGCTTTTTGATGGGGTCTTTAATGTTTAATAAATTTTGTCTATAACCTGTTTCATTTTTTGGATTATCGTCAACCAATGACTGCAAAAATCTGTATCCTTTTTGTAATTTTCCTTTTTTAAATGGCAAGTAAAATATCCTGTATAAAAAGTTCTTTTTCGGGTTGCAGGTAAGCAATATCTTGCCTAAAATTCCATATTTATCGTTATTTTGCCTTCCAACCCTTGATTTAAGCGTGTCGTAAGCGTCAAATTCTATCTCTCCTGCCTCTTCAATCCAACCAGACGTGTATTCAGAGCTTCCCAAATCTTCATAGTCAGGGTCGCTTGGGTTGTATTTAACTTCTAAAAGGTCAATTGTGCTCTCCGTTTTTAAAAATGTTATAACTGCGGCCTGCTCTTGGTAAATATAGTCAATGTCTCTTTTAAGTCCGTGAAATTTCGCTACTTTGAAAAATGTTCTTAATGTTGTCCTCTTTAAATTTTTAAGCGTCTTTCTTGCTATAAAATATCTTGTGTCGGGAAATCTTAAACAATTTGTAATTAACCATTCGCAACCCAACCAACTTTTGCCTCCGCCAGCTCCTCCACCAAAAACAAAATCACTTGTCTCCTTGTCCTCCAGAATTTGCCACGCCAGGTGTTGTTTGTATGTCGGTTCCAGTGTCAGATTCATCTTTTTTGTTTGGGTCTTCGGGAATAATATAATTTATCCCGTTAATGACTTTTTGACCTTTGCTTGTTATGTCGGTTTCGCTCTTTTCAACATATCCGTGCTTGCTTAATAAAAGCTTGGCGATTGAGGAATTAAATTTGTTGTTTAAGCCATTATTTAAGGTTAATTTTCCTTGCCTTGACAAAAGCCACTCTACAATGTCCGAAAATTCCTTTTTTTCCTCATCTTTTATCCACTCATAAATCGTGCTTCTTGACATAGGAACGAAGCAGGCCAATCCTTCAATCGTTGGGATTACTTCATCTAATTTCGCAACGTTCTCATTGTTTTCAAAAATCTGTTTATACTCTTTTACTTTCGCTATCTTCTCTTCGTATTCTGATGGCCTACCTACTGAATTTTTATCTTTAATATCCTCACTCTTCTGTGCGGTTTCTGGGGTCTTTATTTCTTGCTGATTATTCTGTTGCGGAATTTCTGGCGTAGTTGTAATTTTATTTTCGTTTTCTTCTGCCATATCTAAATAACCTTTCTTAATTTTTTAATCTGTGCAGTTTCTTTCTTTTTTCCGACTTCTGATTTTTTAATACTTCCCGATTCTAAACCTTCCAAAAGACCCATTGCCTTTTTGCAATTTTCTTCACTGGAACAATGTTGCTTTATGCTCCACTTTCCGTTCTTCTGGTGCATTAGATTTTTACCTTCGCATTTGTATGGCATAATTTTTGCA